CAGAAATAGTCTACGTCCAGTACCTCACTGACAGTCTGGATCGGAAGTGCTCTAGGGTGTCCAGATTCCGGTGTTCTACTCCAAGCAGCCCATGCAGGCTCACTACTAACGGGTGGAGTCCGGTTATCGAGCGGAAATAAAAAAGCCACTTACTGCTGCGCCTGGTTGCTGTCCCCTGTTTTTACAGGAGCAGACGCATGAGTAAGTGGCCTTAATATTGTTGACAGCAACGACAACAGAGCAACTATATCACATCTCGACGACCTTACAAGTCCATCCATCTTTTAGCTTCCCCCAACCATGAACCTCTATCTTCCAGCCTGCTCGCAAGATGGCCGGAAGATGCTCACACTCGCTTATCTTCTTCACCCTAGCGTTGATATTGGCCCTGCTCGTTGTCTGCACCAGCAGCGTCTCTTCGTCTCTGAGGCAAAGTATGTCTCCGATACTGAAAAGGTCTTGTCGAATACGAGCCCAAGGGTTCCAGTGCTCGACTATTTGGCATAAATAACCTCGATCTCTCAGTAAAGCTAGAGACCTCTGAGTAGGACTAACCGACGAACGGCGTGTTTTCTTGGTGTCAGTGGCAGAGATTGTCATTACGGCGACAGTCTTATGGGGTTAATAAGCCTAAGATTACTCCATCACAACAAGGAGCCAACATGGACGTACAGATCGCAACAACAGATTACGAAAAGTTATGTATCAGTGACTACGAGCAAGACATTTGGATTTCTATCTGGCATATGAAAGCGCACGCATCTATACATCTCAACAAAGAACAAGCAACGCAACTTAGAGACGAACTTAACAAATACCTGGAGGCTGTATGAGCGTTGACTACGATGCGTGGCTAGACAGAAAACTTTACGAATACGACCGCGAGAGGGAACAGAATGACTACCAACAACAGTTGGAACAACAGGAGTTTGAACTTGGAGAAATGGAAACCGACGAGGAGTGATTGGATCTTATGCACGCTATTGGGAATATTCTACGGAACGCTGCTCTTCCTGTTCATAAAGTAAAGGAGCTAAACATGAAATTCGCTGAACTCAACAAAATCAACGTCAACAGCAAGAAAGAAACCAAGATGGGTCTATCGTACCTGTCTTGGGCTTGGGCTGTAGAGCAACTTCTTTTGAATGATCCTAATGCCACCTGGGAGTACAAGCCTCACCAAATGTGGGGCGAAACAGTCATGGTGTTCTGCGAGGTCAAAGCATTTGGAGTTTCTCGCACTGCCCAACTTCCGGTTATGGACCACAGAAACAAGGCGATCTCTAATCCTGATGCTTTTGCAGTCAATACGGCTATGCAAAGGTGTTTAGCAAAGGCAATAGCTTTACACGGCATCGGTTTGTATATCTATGCTGGAGAAGATCTTCCTTCAGAGGAAAAGGTCGATGAGCTTGAGGCCTACAAGTCAAAACTCGAAGCAGCAGAGTCGCTAGACGCGTTAAAAGCAGAGTTCTCTCCGGCTTATAAAGCTATGAAAGACAAGCCAGAAATAAAAGAACTCGTCGCTGTTTACGAAGCCAAGAAGAAAGCACTCACGGAAGTCAAATGAACCTAGACCGATTTGAAGAAGGCTTGATCGACGACATCCAGACTGACCGCTGCAAGAAACTCTTGTGGTCGGTCATCAACCTGGCAGTAGAAGATGCTTGCAGGGCTCCGTATGCAAAAAAGCCAAGCACCGAGTCAATCACCGCGATGAGGTTCCTGGTCGGGAATGGCAAGGAAGCAGACGTTGACTCTTGGCTGATGTGGCTGGATGTAAACGGTCCGGTGTTCAGAAGGAGACTCTTGGAGGCTATGTACGACGATCACACAAACAAGTTCCAGGACATGGCAAAAAGAGCGTTCAGGTTCAACTACAACTGGTGGAGACAAAATGCGACTGATTTTAACGACTGAAAATGACCGTAGGAGGGCTATAGAGGCTCTACAAGACGCTGAATTGGGTTACATGGTAACTATTACCAAACCTCCTCGCACAGCGGCTCAGAATCGGTTTTATTGGGCCATCCTAACTGCGTGTTCTGAGCAGCTTATGAACCAAGAATACACACAGGACATCTGGCACGAGTGGGCGAAAACTCGATTCTTGCCAACAAGGATCGTGGACCTACCTGGAGGCCAAGTGAAGGAGATAGAACCGAGCACCGCTTCTCTCACGGTCTCTGAGTTCTCTGATCTTGTAGAGCAGCTCCTACAGTACGCGTTGGAGAAAGGCTTGATTTGGACTGATGAGATGAAAGACGCTGAACTAGACTTAAGGAAGATCAATGTACGTCAACAAAAAGTTGCTTGAGGCTTGCAGGCACATCCCTTGCGGATCGTGTTTTGCAGAGGATGGGACTGTAGTAGCCGCACACAGGAATCAAGGAAAAGGCATGGGAATAAAAACATCTGATGCTTTAGTAGCATCCCTGTGCTTTCGTTGTCACACATACTTAGACCAGGGGAAGGATATGTCTCGTGAAGAACGTCGAGACTTCTGGAACCAGGCTTACATAAACACGATGCAGGCAATGATCGAACGAGGATTTCTAAAGGTGCAAAATGGAACAAAGAACTGAAGATTGGTACAAAGCAAGACTAGGCCATGTAACGGCTTCTAGGGCTTCAGACGCGATTGCAAAGCAAGGTACGGCTACGCGTAGGAACTACGCAATCCAGCTCGTCACAGAGCGTTTAACGGGCTTACAGACCGATTCTTTTACGAACGCGGCTATGCAGTGGGGTACAGAGCAAGAACCTATCGCTAGAGTCGCTTATGAGCAGCATACAGGCTCGATTGTGGAGCAGACAGGTTTTCATAAGCATAAGAGCATAGAATGGCTTGGAGCCTCTCCTGATGGGTTTGTAGGCTCAGGTCTGATCGAGATCAAGTGTCCTAACTCAAACACTCACGTTGATTATTTACTCGCAAAGGAGGTTCCAACTAAGTACAAGTCTCAAATGCTCACTCAAATGCTCGTGACAGGTAAGACATGGTGCGACTTTGTAAGTTTCGACCCAAGGCTCCCCGATCACTTGCAGTTATTCATTGTTAGATACGAGCCAAAGCCAGAGGAGTTCAAGATTATCGAGCTTCAACTCACGAACTTTCTAGCCGAGGTGAACGAAATGGAGAAATCGCTATGCCAAAAGAACTAACCGGAAGTATTAGCAAGAACAAGAAAAAAGAAAAAGACGCTCACCCTGATTACAGAGGGTCAGCAACTATTGGAGGGATTGACTATTGGGTATCAGGTTGGGTTAACGAGGGATCTGATGGTAAGTATCTGGGCCTGAAGTTCCAGCAAAAAGATGGAGAAGCGAAGCCCGTAAAAAATGACGACGATTCCGTACCGTTCTGAGGAGACAAACATGCACCTGAGCAAACACCAAAGCCTGTTGAGGCAGGCTTATATTGTTAGACCCAAGCTCATAACCGACGATTCTCCTGCGCTTGAAAAAGCGATCAAGACCATCGAGAGTGAGAATCCCAGTGCTTTTTGGAAAGAGAAGGATTTTGAAAAGCGGAGGTTCTATCATGCGCCACGCCCAGGCACTCCTTATGCGTCTGCTGTCCATGCGTGGCCGAAAGATCTCTTATGAACTGGAGAGAGCTAATCAAAAATCAAACCAGGAACGAGAAGTTCAGGCCCGTCGAAGAAATATGGAGGGAATACGGGTGGAAGCCACCAAGTACCGAGTGCGAGGAAACGATGGCTAAACACAAAGCGTTTAGGGAATGGTCGATCCGTGGCATCGTGGATCAACCTTATCAAGCAAGTTAAATCTTCGGACGTTGAGGAGATCGCGGCAGCGTATGAGAAAGCGCTGCCGTTTGTCGTTCAGGATTGGGCGAAGATGATCCTAAAACTTCCTAGGACTAAAAGACTCCCAATTATCGAGAAGATAGATAAGGTTCACGGAGACAAGATAGGGCAAATGGTTAGGGACGAAGTTACCGCGCAACACCGCGACTTTTCTCGAAAGACCTCATCCCAGCAATCCCCAACATCCCGCTGAGAATCACCCACAGAGCCTCCGTATCGAGCATGGGAGGAGGCGATACCTCACGAGGAACATAACCCTCTGCCTGCAACCAGGTCCACGCCCAGACGAGAAGAGGGTAGAGCAGGAACTGGTAAAACATCGCACCAGCACCAACCCAACCTATTGCAGGTCTCCAGCCGGCAACGAATAGATTCTGATTAGCAGCCTCGACCTTGTTGACTTCCATTTGGCCGAGATCAATAGCCTGGTCGATGCGTTTGGCTTCTAACTCAAGCTGCATCCGCTCTTTATCGGTTGTTATCAGGTCCGATGCGACCTTACCAACAGACTCGATCACCGACCCTATGCCTAAGAAGTTCATAATTTCAACGTCCGATTTAGCCAACCAAGTAAAAACTTCATCTGGCTTCTGTCCCTGGTCACTATGTCTCTGTACCTAGCGATCTTTGCAAGCGCGTAGTAGGCCACAAATAGCTCAGGACTGGCTTGATTAAGTGCTTGTACAGTCTTGGGTCCAATAGAACCGTCTGGAGCGGTTTTAACGCATATCTGGGCGAGTTTGGAAGCGACAGAAACGCCTGTGTTGACTGCAAAGTTAAAGATAGAAGAAGCGATTACGTCTGACTCGATTTCGTCGCCTCTGATCTTGTCCCAGAAGTTTACTTTGTAGAAGTCTCGGACCATTTGAGTTGGAGGTGTCTCTGTGTAGTCAATGTACTGCCAACCCTCCCACTTTGGATTCATCTTGCGAGCAATACCTGCGTAGGTCATTCCACCTCGATCACCAGGAACCTCATGGAGAACGTAACCGCCCTCGTCCTCCATCATCTTATCGAACGCTGACTCAAAGCTAGCCAATTGCTTCACCCCTAAAATAAGCGGTTCCTTCTATAACCTCGCATAACTCCGGTGGAAGAAGCCTACCGTTTTGGAACTTTAGAATCGCAAAGCCCTGACACCAAGGAACGGGATTGTCCTCCATGTAACTAAACTGATCGCCATCAGGATCTGCAAGCATACCCGTAGACACACCATATCGACGACCAGTGTAGTCGCCCCAACCTTTGACTTCTAAAAGGTGGGTATGCCCTGAGACGGTAGAGATGCCAGCTTTCAGGACATTGTTGTATCCAGAGTGGATGCCTCCGTGTTGGAGTCGATGCTTAACCATGCAGACCTCGTTGACCATCACCGACCAAGATACCGTCCATTCTGGGATATGGTCCTTAAGACATGTTCCACCGATACCCTTGAACTCAGGAACCTGCCCTGCCAAACGCCTATCGAAGCGTATATCGTGGTTTCCTGTTGTCCTATGTAGGAATGTTCCTAAACCCTTACAAGCCTTGACGATCTTATCCATGTGCCACTGGACCGCTTCGAGTTCATCCCTGAGACTCGCAACAGGACTCCAATCCATAGGACCGTATCTTGAGATTGTTCCTCCGTCCAAGATGTCGCCGTTAGCAATAATTGCTTTAGGCTTGAGCATCTTGATGACTTTAAGAAGCGCATTAAACCCTACAGAAGGCTCGCCAGGCATAAAGTGCGCGTCACTAAAAACCAAGACGTAACCATCGACGGTTAGGATAGATCGTTTGGCGTTTTGAGGAATAGTAAGAGAGTGTTCCGAGTCTAGGAATAAACCGTAACGTGACTCGATAGACCTGCGCCTTAGATAGACGCTGCGTTGTGAGGTGTTAAGAGCCCTAGCAACCCCAGCAGGGCTTTTTAGCTCTCGGAATAGCGCAATGAACTCATCGTCGCTGCATTTTGCGTTGTGAACCATGAAGCCCCCAGTGCTCGACGCTTTGGATCATCTTTCGCGGGATCACTAGCGATTGAGCTATTGCGTCATCCGTAACGGACTGACAAATCTTCAGGCCACGCTCATTATCTGCAACTAAAAAGCCAATTGAAGTAACAAGCGGAATCTGAAACTCAGCGGCTTTTTCGAGGCTCTCACCCCATCCCAAAGTGTCATGCGCTGCATCTTCCCAAACTACTTTAACTATCTGAGGGAGATTTTTCATTCTTCTTGTCTTTTATCGCGTGATACCACTTCCAGACAAGCCAACCGGATTGAAGCACAATATATAACAACGTGGCAAGTGCAACCCATTCATTGAGTGTTAATCCACCAACAGTAACAGCCGTGGTTA